ACGATAGTTGGAGAGATGGGTTTTTAAGACCTACTTTAACAACTGCATTTGAATATCTTCGTAATGATAGATATATTCTTTGGAATATTGCAGATATTAAAATGGGTAAAGATAAGTTTTTCACATTAGAGCAAGATTCAATTGATATTCTTACGGAGTTGGGTTGTGAGTACAAAGGCAAGATTAAGATGACAATGAGTCCTATGACGGGTGTTGATTTGAGTGGAGTGAAAAATAGTATGAAAATAGGTGATATGGTTTACAAATACGAACCAATCTTCATTTTCTACAAACCTTAAAATTAAAGTATGTATCAAAATATTTATTACGAAAGACAAAAGAATTTAATTCACTTATGGGATGATGCCAATGGGTATCAAACATTTCCGTACAGAAAGTATGCGTATGTTAAAGACCAACATGGTGAACATCGTTCTATGTATGGTGATAAATTACGGAAGATTTCTAAATGGGAAAAAGATGAATCACCTGATTTATTTGAATCCGATGTGCCAGAAACAACCAGAGTATTAGTTGATATATACGATTCTGATATTCCATCAGCAGGAAACAGAACAATGACCTTTGATATTGAGGTTGAAATGATTAGTGGTTTACCAAACACCTTTGATGCAAAAAACGAAATCACTGCAATTGCTTCACACGATAGTGTAACCAAATTGTATGATGTGTTTGTGTTGGATAAGGCAAGAAAGGTAAAGAACACTGCTCAACAATTCAATAAAGATGGCCGTAGTGTGAGTGTACACATCTTTGATAATGAGAAGAATTTGCTATTAGCATTTTTAACTTATTATCAAGGTGTGAACCCTACTATCCTAACAGGTTGGAATATTGACTTCTTTGATATTCCTTACTTATACAACCGTATTAAGAGGGTATGTGGTGAAGGACATGCAAAAAGATTATCACCTATATCAGAAACATTCTATTCACCCTATAGACAAAGATGGAGTTTTGGTGGTGTATCTATTTTAGATTACATCAACCTTTACAAAAACTATAACTATGGCTTAGAGAGTTCATATACATTAGACCACATCTCAAAGAAAGAGTTGGGTAGAGGTAAGATTGAATATGAAGGAAGTTTGGATGATTTGTTTGAAACAGATTTGCAGAAATTTATTGAATACAACATTACTGATGTTGAGTTAGTTGTTTCAATGGATGAGAAACTTCAATTCATTGAGTTATGTAGAGCAATCTGCCACGCGGGATTTGTTCCGTATGAAGATTATATGTTCTCATCAAAGTATTTGGAAGGAGCTTGTTTAGCATATCTTAAAAAGAAAGGTTTAGTAGCACCAAATAAACCAAAAGATAGGAAAGAGAAGATGCAGGCACTTCGTGATAACAACGAAGAAAAGTTCATCGGAGCTTATGTGAAAGAACCTATTGTTGGTAAGTACGATTGGATTTATGACTTGGACTTAACATCTCTATATCCATCAATCATTATGACTTTAAACATCTCACCCGAAACTAAAATCGGAAAGATTAAAGATTGGAATCCTGAAGAATGGGTAAGAGGTGTAGATAGGAATTATACAATTGTTGGGAAAGATGATACTTATGAATATAGTAGTTCAGAACTCCAAGAGGTTATAAAAGATAGTAATTTAGGAGTTGCGGCAAACGGAGTTTTGTACAATCAGGACAAGCCCGGTCTTATTGCTGATATTCTGGACACATGGTTTAAACAACGTGTAGAATTTAGAAAATTAGAAAGTCAATATGGTGAAGCGGGTGATACGGAAAAATATGAGTTTTATGCGAAAAGGCAGCTTGTTCAAAAGATTTTGCTTAATTCTATGTATGGTGTTCTTGGTCTTCCTGCCTTTCGGTTTTACGATATTGATAATGCAGAGGCAGTTACGATTACGGGGCAAACTGTTATTAAGAAAACGGCAGAGATGGCAAACATCAAATATTGGAAAGAGTTAGGTACAAAAGAAGACTACAACGTCTACATAGATACCGATTCAATCTATATGATGGCAGAACCTTTGGTAAAACATCGTTTTCCAGAATACAAAACATTCGATGAACAAAGAATGGCAGATGAGGTAAATACTATTGCAGAAGAAACCCAAACATTCTTAAATAACTTTTACGATTTATTATCAGAAAGATTCTTTGGGATACCAAAAGATAAACATAGATTTGAAATCAAAAAAGAGTATATCTCTAAAGCAGGTTTTTGGGTAGCAAAGAAACGATACGCACAATGGATGGTATTAAAGAATGGTATCAAATGTGATAAGTTGGACGTAAAAGGTTTAGATGTAGTTCGTTCATCATTCCCCAAAGCATTTCAAGGATTTATGTCAACAATGCTGAAAGATATTCTTATGGGTAAGGATAATGATTACATAGATAAAACTCTAATTGAATTTAAAAATAGTTTACCAACACTACCAGTTAAAACCATTGCAAAAGGTGGGGCAATTAAAGAGTTGAGTAAATACGATGATGGTAAGTGGAGAAAAGATAGTGGGTTACAGATTGCGTTTTTTGAAAAAGGAACACCCGCACACGTTAAAGCAGGAATTGCATACAACCGATTATTGAAATTCTTTAATTCACCGTTTAAGCACGAACCAATTAGAGATGGTGATAAAGTTAAGTGGGTGTATTTAAGACAAAATCCATTAGGGTTAGATACAGTTGCATTCAAAGATTACAACGACCCAAAAGAGATTATGGATTTCATTGAACAGTATATCGATAGAGATATGATTTACAAAGCAGAGTTAGAAAACAAATTAGATGACTTTTACAACGCATTGAAATGGAACAAAGCATCTAACGAAGTTCAAACTGCAAAAAAGTTCTTTGATTTCTAAAATATTTTTCGTATATTTGTAAACAATTAAATAAAAATAAAATGGCAGAACAATTAGAATTATTCTCAGAAGAGAAATTACAACAACAAGAAGCAGGTAGTATCGAAGCACCTAAAACAAAACCAATTGCAGATGCAGAATGGTGTTTTCAATTTTTTAACAATGAACCAATCGTATTTGCTTGGGCAAACGAAGGGGAAGAATCCGCACCATTGGTTTTACAAATTCAACCAGAAGAAGGTGAAGGATTAAATTTCCAACAAAATGGAATGACTTTTAGAATTTTCCCAAAACCAATTACAGAAGAAACTAAAAAAATAAGAAAAGAACAAAATGAAAGTAAAAATAAAACTACTGAACAATCAGGCAACTAAACCAGCATACGCAAAAGAAAGTGATGCAGGATTAGATTTAGTAGCAACATCTATTATAGAAAATACATCATTCCAAATCACTTATGGTTTGGGAATTGCTATGGAAATACCAGATGGTATGGTTGGATTAGTATTTCCTCGTTCATCGATACGAAACACAGAATTGATACTAAGTAATTCAGTTGGTGTAATTGATGCAGGTTATAGAGGTGAATTACAAGCAACATTTATTAAATTGAATGGTTTGGATTCTATTGCGTATAATGTTGGTGATAGAGTTTGTCAAATAATTATAGTTCCTCATCCGGTTATTCAATTGCAAGTGGTAGATGAGTTAAGTGAAAGCAGTAGAGGTATAGGTGGATTTGGTTCAACAGGTAAATAAAAAAAGATGAGTTTTTTCGCAAACGAAAATAGTAAAAGAGAGCATAGTTTATGGGTGGAGAAATACCGCCCACAAACTCTTGCCGAATATGTTGGTAATGAAACCGTAAAGGAAACCATTCAACAATATTTGGACAATAATGATATTCCACATTTGTTATTACATGGTAAAGCGGGAACTGGTAAAACCACACTTGCAAAACTTATTGTAAATACAATCAAATGTGACCATATGATTATTAACGCATCGGATGAGAACAACGTAGATACAGTTCGTAATAAGGTGAAGAACTTTGCATCCTCTATGGGATTTGCAGGATTTAAGATTATCATTTTGGATGAGTTTGATTATATGACTCCAAACGCACAAGCAATCTTGCGTAACTTAATGGAAACATTTTCTAAACATTGTAGATTTATCTTAACGTGTAATTACCACGAAAAGATTATTGACCCAATCAAAAGTAGATGTCAAACATTTTCAATCACACCACCTACAAAGAAAGATGTAGCAGTTCAAGTCACTAAAATTTTGGATGCTGAAAATATCAAATATGAATTAAAAAATGTAGCAGATATTATCAGTTCATATTATCCAGATATTCGTAGAATCTTAAATACTTGCCAATTACAATCTGCAAAAGGAGAGTTGAAAGTAGACCATCAAATTATGGTGGAATCTAATTTCCAAACTAAATTGATAGATTTGTTAAAAGCAAATGATGACAAAAGAAATATGTTTATGAATATCAGACAAGCAGTTGCTGATAATAGATTAAATGATTATTCTGAAATGTACTCTATGTTATACGATAAGGTAGATGAATACGCAGCAGGTAATACGGCAAATGTAATCTTAACTATTGCAGAAGGTATATCCAAAGATGCATTAGTAGTAGATAAAGAAATCGTATTTATGAGTACAATTATTCAAATTTTAAACATTATAAAGTAATGGAACAAGGATTACCAATGGGCATCAATATAAGTGATGCAAGAGATATGGATTGTGAATGCGGCAGTAAAGTATTTATGCCAGGATTTAGATTCAAAAAATTATCAAGATTAGTAACAGGTCAAGCGCAAGATTCAATCATTCCAATTGAACTGTATCTTTGTACTCAATGTGGTAAAGCATTGCAAGAATTGTTACCTTTGGAATTAAGAGATAAACCATCATCAATAGTAGAATAATGGCAGGGAAAAAGTTATTTGACCACATTGCTGCAATTACATCGGAACAAGACCCAAACTACTTTGATAAATTATCAGAAGAAGATATTAAGAGTTGGAGTAACTTTATGATTAATAGATTCCTTTCGATGAAACCAGAATGGGTAGAACTCATTGCGAGTATCCTTCCTTTAACGCAAACACTATCACCGAAGGAAATGTATAAGTTGTACATAAATATCATCCCTAAAGGAAAGTATTACTTAAAATATATTAAAGGAAAAGCAGGAGAAAAATATGAGGAATGGCTTGTTAATCTCATAAAAAATGATTATATTTGTTCTGAGCATCAAGCTATTGATTACATAGAAATTCTATATTCCTCAAGAGAAGGTAGAGAGAACATTAAATTCATTTGTGAAAAATATGGTATTGATTCAAAACAAATTACCAAACTTAAACTTAAAATATAGTGGGAAGAGTTTCTTTTAGTCAATACTCAATGTGGAGCGGATGCCCATATCAGTATAAGTTGAATTATATTGATGGGTTGTCCATTTCTACATCAAATATCCATTTAGTATTTGGAACTGCAATGCACGAAACACTCCAATCATATTTGGATAAGTGTTTGCGTATTTCAAAATCACAAGCAGATAAACTAATGGATACAAAAGCATTCTTGAAAGAGAAGATGCGTGAGTTATATCTAAAAGAATCATTAGATGGTACTAATCCTATTTGTACAAAGGAAGAATTAGTTGAGTTTTTAGAAGATGGGAATCTTATATTAGATTATTTCCAAAAACCTAAAAACTTCAATAGTTTCTTTTCATTAACAAACGATGAGTTGGTAGCAATTGAACAACCAATTAATACTAAAATTGCTGAAAATGTAAGCTTTTTAGGATTTTTAGATTTAATAGTTAGGAATAGAGTTACAGGTCGTTATCGTATTATAGATTTTAAAACATCTACTATGGGTTGGAATAAATACCAAAAAGCAGATGATATTAAAAACGCACAAATCCTTCTTTATAAGAAATTCTACGCAGAGTTATTGAATATATCGCAAGATATGATTGATGCTGAATTCATCATATTAAAACGTAAAGTATCAGAATCTACAGATTATACAATACCTCGTATTTCAAAGCATATACCTGCAAGTGGTAAACCATCTGTAAAC